TTATTCCAAAGCAAGACAAACTTTCTATTTTGGCTATGGCTCTGAATGTCAATGAAGTTTGGCTTATGGGGTATGAAGTTCCTTCTGATAAAGACTATCAGAAATGGAATGTTGACCTGAACGCCGAAAAGCTATCAGAAGAAGCGGGATTGATGAAGCAAATTCAAGATACTTTCGGTTTATCCACCAAACAGGCGGTTGAATTATTCATCCAGCTTGACACAATAGATCAGGGCGGGGCGATTGAACGCATGAAGATTATGCTGGAAGATAAGAAGTATTCCATTCAAAAAGAATCATCAGAAGGGAAGGTAATATAATTTTTGTAGATTTCAAGTCAAGATAAAATTCAAGTTAAGTCAACATCAAAAGTCAAGTTAAAACCCTTGATACACAAGGGAAATTCAAGATAAGTCAAGTTGTTTTGCTATTTCTGAAACATTTTGATTTTTCATCGTGATTTCACGGTGTTTTTTGCAGAATATAAAGAAATAAAAAGAATAACTTGAACTTGACTTCTTGACTTTTGAAAAGTTTATTTCAAATTCAGAAAGGAAGATTGCTATGTTCGGCATACAAAAAGATTTTACATCGGTTGGAACTCTGATTGACGGGCTTCCAGTTCCACAAAACACAACCATCATTGCAAAGCTGTTCCCGGAAGGGTTGCAGATTAAAGCCTTGACCGGAACAAACAAGGCTGATTGGAAAACCTTTGAACTTTCCATTGAAAAGGTTGAAAATATCCAGCTTATGAATGAACGGGAAATCAAGCAAGTTATTGAACAATCTGCACCCGGTATGATTTTGGGTGCTGCGGCTTTTGGTGTATTGGGTGCAATGGTAGGCGGTAGGACAAAAACCAAAGAAAAGATTCAGGTGAACACCCTGCTTGTGATTGATTATCTATCCGGCGAAAAGAAACAGATTGTTTTGAATGTCAGCAACAATATCAAGGATAGTACACGGGTGGTAAACCGCTTCAAAGAAATCAAGCCGCCCGCACCCAATGAAACAATCCAATTATAAACAAAAAATGCCCCGTTAGTGCTGCAACACCAACGGGGCGTGACCTTAAAAATCAGGATGAAGTGATTTTCGGCGGTCTGTTTTAATTATACCGCCGAAGTTTGAAATTTTCAAGATAGGCGGGTGAACCATATATGAAAAATCCTAATGGGTATGGAACAGTTACCAAGCTATCAGGAAACAGGCGTAAACCGTGGATTGTGAAGGAAGGTGTTTCCGGGAAGCAAAAGCCCATCGGCTACACCACTACACGGGAAGAAGGCTTGATTATGCTTGCTCAATATAACAATGATCCGTGGGATATTGAAACGGATAAAATCACCTTGCAAGAACTCTATGATTTATGGCTTGAAAAACGGGCTGTGAAATTGGGTGATTCAAATAAAAGTTCCCTGAAATCAGCATATAAGCATTGTTCCAAATTGGCAAAGGTCAAATACAAGCAAATCAAATCATATCAAATGCAAGATTGCATTGATAGTTGCGGAAAAGGATATTCCACACAAGGGGCAATCAAAAACCTTTGGGGGCATCTTGATAGGTTCGCTATGGAATTGGATATAATTTCAAAGCAATGTTCCGACTTGTTGACCTCTGATCCAATCCCCGAAACAACAAAGGAAATCTTCACGGATGAAGAAGTTTCCCGGCTTTGGGAAAATGAAAAGCTGGAATGGGTTGATTCAATCCTTTTCTTCCTATACACCGGGTTCAGAATTTCGGAAATGATTGCCCTGAAAACATCAAGTGTTGACCTTGAAGCCCAAACTATGACCGGGGGAACAAAAACCGCTGCGGGAAAGAACAGGATAGTTCCCATTCATTCAAAAATTCAACACATAGTTCAAAATCGTGTTGAACAATCAAAAAGCGGCTATTTGTTTGAGTACAACGGGAAGAAGCTGAATCAAACCCAATACCGGGAATTTTGGGCGGGTATTATGGATAAGCTGCAAATGGATCATACCCCGCATGAGTGCCGCCACACATTCCGTTCACGGTTAGATTCAGCCGGGGCAAATAAGGTTTGTATTGATAGGCTTATGGGGCATAAATCGAAGGGAACGGGTGAACGGGTTTACACTCATAAAAATATAGAAGAACTCAAAATGAACATTGAACTAATAACAAATTAGTAACAAAGAAAGCGGGAAAGCCCTATATAACAAGGCTTTCCCGCTCTTTCGTGGATATTATACCATAATTTTATTGTGTTTGCTACCCCTTGAACCGCCCTATTTTTCAAGGTTGTTCAATATATAATGCTGTGCTAAACCTCGCAAAAATGGGGTAGTTAGTAACAAATTAGTAACACCAATTCATTACTTCAACAGGGCGTTCACCTGTGCCTGAACTTCCGAATAATCATATCCGGCTTTTTCAAGGGCGGTCTTTCTCGCATCCCCGTTTCCCCACTTTCCGGCAATCACTTCTTTTGCGATTTCCTCAACGGATTTCTTTGCCGTGGAAGTGGAAACAGCTTCACCCTTTTCAGTAGTGATATAGGTATCAAATCCGGCTGCTTTCAGCTTTGCCGCCATTGCATCAGCGTTTGCCTTTTTACTGTATGCACCGACCTGAATCTTATACAAGCCGCCCGCCTTTACCATGTAGGTATCAAAGCCCGCTGCCTTTACCTTTTCAAGCTGTGCATCTGCATTTTCCTTCTTGCTGTATGCCCCGGTCTGCACTCTGTAAAGTGTTCCGGTGGAAACATTGGAAGAAGTGTTCCCGGAAAGATTTTTCGTAACCGTTTCGGCAAGTTCGCCCAGCTTTGCAAACAGCCAATTTCCCGGACAACTCTTGTTTGCAAACCAACGGTGAACCGTGATAAGCATTTCCCCATCAGCCGGGGTATATTCAAGGGCGGTTTCCTTGTCGGAAATCCAAATCAGCTTGTTCTTGCCGTTACGCTTGCAAATATCGGTGCAAAGATTGACAAGGGCGGCATATACCGCATCATTCATTGCATACGGTTCAGACTTATCCGAAGCACATTCAATCGTAACTGCCCGCTGATCGTTTGCATTGCTGGAAGAACACCAAGAACGGTTTCCTTCATCCACGCAAAGGGCAATCTTGCCATCTGTACCAATGCCATAGTTGCAGCTTGCCTGTCTGTCCGTACTGGTAAAGCAACCACAAATGCTTTCGGCGGTAAGCTGCCCCACAACACAATGGGGCGTGATTCTGTCAATGCTATGTGTTCTTGCCCCGCTATGGTTCGGGGAAAGTTTTGTGTAAGATACCAAACTTGAATTACTCATTTTTTACATCCTCGCTTTCTGCTTTTTTCGTCAAAACATCAATAGCCTTGACGATAACGGAAGGGATTGGAACGCCCATAAGCCCCGCATTTTCGATAATGGAAATTGTTTCGTTTGCGATAAAAGCAATGATAACCGCATCACGAATAAAAGTTGAACCCATAATCAAATCAAGGCGGCAAGCTACAAGCACAATCAAAAGGGTAACGCCCTTTCTGCAAAGTCCCTTCCAGCCCGCTTTGCTCTCCAAAGCCCCGTTTTCTGTTTTGGTGGAATTGTGGAACACCCCGGCAACAATAAGCCCGGTGAAATAATCAATCCCCATAAAGATAATCAGGGTTACAAGGGCGGCATCCCAGCCACCGAACAAAGCGGCAATTCCGCTTCCAATAACACCTATCATGGTGCAAAGTCCTTCTTTCATACCTCTTTTCCTTTCGTTGGTGATAACACGCAAAAATCCTTATACAGAACTTTATATAAGCCCCATATAAGGATTTTTATTGTGTCGGTGATAGTTTCCTTTACTCTGCCAAATCGCCACAATCAAGGTCAATCAGCACTTCCTTCACCTGATCCTTGATCTTGTCAGGAACATTTGCGAAGGTTTTCTTTCCCTTGATAATCAGGGTTGCATAAACAACTGCCATTTCTTCCACATCCTTTCTAAATAAAATTTTTATGATAAGATTGTATATCAATCTGTATCACCGTCCAAAATCGCCTGAACCGCTGCTTTCAGCTTGTCCGGTACATCGTCAATGGTTTTCACGCCTTTTAGGATTAAATCAGCATAAACCTTTGCCATAGTCATTCACCCCTTCCTTATCCCATCAATTCATACACTTCACACAAGGCGATCTGTGTATCTGTGATTTGCTGCTGCAAATTGGAATTCTGTTCAGAAATCAGCTTGATATATTCATCTTTGCTGTACTGAATTTCGTGATACTCAAACAGCTTTTCCCCGTTCTCACCCTGCACTTCCTCAATGTCAGAATGAACGTACACCGTATCAGTACCAACAATCAGTTCTTTTGCCTGTTCTTCCGAACCACGAATCACGCCACAATCTTTCATGCTGCACACCGTCCTTTCTTCTTCAATAGCTTCTTTTTATATCGTTCAAACGGTAAGATTTTACCCTTGCCGGAAGAACCGTTTTTAATTACATACAAGTAATATTCGGAAAGTGCTGGAATAATCGGTTCAATGTATTTTTCAAACAATCTCCATGAATCACACCATGTAAGCCAACCGATATATGAATTTACGGAACACCATTCCCGATAATTTATAAGATTGCCTTCATCCTGTTTCTTCCTGATTTGAAGCAACCTTTTCTTAAACTTTTTACAAGTGGATTTTCGTAATAACTTAAATCTATAAAAATGCCGATAACCGACAAAATCAACTCCACGAATAGCGGTAGGAAATACCTGCCAATTCGGTTTTATCTGCAAATCCAAATTTTCTTTCAAGTAATCGTCCATTTTGCGAAGTAACCAATGCAAATACGAATTCGAGTAGTGGAAAATAACAATATCGTCCATGTACCGGACAACATATTTCACACCCATCTTTTCTTTCAACCAATGATCGAAGTACGACAAATAGAAGTTCGCAAGAAATTGTGAAAGGTATGAACCGATTGGAACACCCTTTTCACCCGGATAAGAATCAATAATCATATCCAGCAAAGCAAGTAGTTGTTTATCTTTGAATTTCTTCCTAAGTAGCTGTTTCAAAATCTTGTGGTTGATATTCGGATAGAACTTTGAAACATCTATCTTCAAACAATACCTTGTGTTCAGGCGGTCTTTCATATACTTTTCAACCAGCCTTGAAGCCTGATTTATACCTCTTTTCTTGATTGAAGCACAAGTATGAAAACAGAATACTTGCATGAACACCTTTTCAATTTGAAGCATTATCGCCCATTGAATAATTCTATCCGGGAAGTACGGCAATTTCATCAATTCCCGTTCTTTGCCTTTGTCGTTTATGATTGAAGTTTCGTATTCGCTCACCTGATAGGTTTTGTTCATCAGCATTTCTTGAATCTGTTTCAAATAGTAATCAGGATCGGAATCAACTATTTTCACTTCCTTGTAAAATAACTTATCTTCACGGGCGTTCTTATGGGCTTCCCGCAAATTTTCCATGCTGTAAATCTTTTCAAAAATATTTCCGTATCGCTTCATGTAATCACCGTTGATGTTTTCAAACCCCGAACTTTCGAGCCTTGAAAGTAAACTTTCAAAACCTACTAATACAGACTTGATAATTTTTATGTTTTGCCAAGTGGCAAGGTAACGGAATAAGCCTTTTTATCACAAATCCCCCGGCGAAATACCGGGGGATTCATAAACATATTGTAATCTGAAAACTTTAAGTGGGTGGTGATATTGGCATTAGAATTAGAAGCCGTATTATTCACATTCAAATGAAAAGTACCAGTATTAGAACTATTACTCCAATTACTGCCAAATTTAGTAACGTAAGACGTATACAAATTAGTATAATCTTTTTGTATGTTTGGAATGTACGTTTCATCAAATATAATCACCTAAATCCGTTACCTACAAAATTTCAAAAATTCAACTGTTGAATTGAACTTATAAATACATCAAGCGGGCGGCGATAGCGGCATAAGAATAAGAAGCCGCATCATTCACACGCAAAGGAAAAGCA